AAGATTTGATGTTTCCGAGAGACCCAAGAGGTTCAGCGGGCAATATAATCAACTGCCGATGTATGGTGATTTCTGTTATTGAGTAACTTTAAATAATAAAAATTATAATTAAACTTTACCCTCAATCTTTATTTAAAAAACGACTATTAAATTTATGACAAAACAATTCGCAAAGGGATTAGTTATGAAAGTAAATGAAGATTTCACGCTTGAAGTTGCCGTTGCCTCTACGGGAATCAAAGACAGGCAAGGCGAAATTATAGAACCGACAGCGTGGCGTCTTGATAATTTCAAACGGAATCCCGTGCTTCAATGGGCACACGATTATCGCAGTTTGCCGATAGGCAGGGTGGAAGATATTGCGATAGAAGAAACCCGCTTAATTTTTAAACCGAGATTCGCCGCCGATATTGATGAGTTTGCAAAAAAGGTATGGCAAATGTATAAGGGCGGATTTTTAAATGCTTTCTCTGTCGGATTCAATCCGATAAAAGATAAGGAAGGCGACAAATGGACAGATGTTGAATTGCTGGAAATATCAGCAGTTCCCGTTCCCGCCAATCCCGAAGCATTAGTTTTGGCGAGGGAATTAGGCGTTGAATTAGAAGAAGAAAAAGAAACAAAACCTGCGCCTGAAATAATCGGGGATTATATTCATATTAGGGTTCGGAATCCCGAATTATTCGTTCAGGATAGTTTCAGAACGATTGACATTTCACCGCAAGAGGGAATAAAAGCGGTTATCGGAAAATTAAAATCAGACCAGCAAGGTTCAACCGTTATACAGAAATTCTTATTTGATAAGGAAAAATGGACGGTTGATGAAGCGGTGACTTGGGTGAGTGAGCATAAGGAATCGGCAAAAGCGGAAGAAGAAGAAAAGCCAGAAGAAACGACACCGCCAGTTGAAGAAAAACCCGTTGAAGAAGAAAAGCCGATTGAAGAACCGAAGATTATTACAGAGGAAAATGAAAAAACAATAAAAACAGCAATAGAAAGTATAAAAATTACCGCAGACGCTTTATCGGAATTGCTGGCAAACAGCAAAACCGAAAAAGATAATGTCGGTGGGCAAAATGCTGGGTCGTTTAGTGGGAACGGAAATGCCCTACATATAGTCCGTTCTGCATTAAAGCAAGCCGATAGGCAGATTGAAAAAGCCAATCGGTCAATTAAAATAATAATGGAGAGAAAGGAAAACTAAAATGGAAGACAAAAAAGATTTAGTTATCACTTCGGAAGAATTGGCGACTTTGCTTAACGATGCCGTTGCCAAAGGAATTGCACCAATGGAAGAAGAATTGAAGCGGAAAGTTCTTTCAAACGAAGTGACAAAAGAAGTGAAAGATTTAGTCGGAATTGAAAAGGCGGCAAAATGGTTGCAGGCAATCGCAATGGGCGATTACAACACAGTAAAAGCATTAAGCGAAGGAGTGGGTGCAGACGGCGGATATATTGTGCCGACAGAATTCAGAGCAATAGTTATTGAGAAACTGCAAAAGGCGGCTGTTATCAGACCATACGCACAAGTTATTCCGATGGGTCGCAACAAACTGGAAGTGCCAGTTGAGGGGTCGGCGGTTACAGCATCGTGGAAAGGCGAAAATGTTGATTTGGATGAAACCAATCCTGATTTTGGGCAGATTGTTCTTGACACAAACAAATTAACTGGATTGTCAATTATGAGCCGAGAATTGCTGGCAGATACCCCGATAAATTTGGTTAACTATATTGCTGGAAGATTTGCCAATGCTTTTGCACAAGCAGAAGATAAGGCATTTATGACTGGGGCGGGAACTACCGAACCAAAAGGACTAAGGCAATATACGGTTGGCGGTGGCGACCAGTTGGGTGCTGATTTGACTGGCGATGACCTGATAACGCTTTTCTATGGATTGCCCGCACAGTATCGGAAGAATTCTGTTTGGCTTATGCACAACAACATAATTGCTCTGTGCAGAAAACTGAAAGACGGCGTATTGGGAAGATACCTGTGGACAGACGGATTGGGCGATGCGCCTGCCACAATTTTAGGCAGACCAGTTTTGGAACAGAACGATATTCCGATAGATTTGGGAGTTGGGAATGACGAAAGCGAAATTTGGCTTGGCGATTTGCAGTTTTATTTAATCGGTGACAGGCAAACTATGGAAGTTGAGCAGTCAACGCAAGCAGGCGACGCTTTTGTTAAGCACCAGTTATGGCTGAAAGTTATTGAGAGATTAGATGGACAGTTGGCTTTGACAGATGCGTTCGTTAAGTTAGCCAAAGTGAAATAAGAATTATCCTTGTGATTCAACTTTGCCTCTTTATGGGGGCAAAGATTGGATCAAAAGAGGTATACAAGAAAAGAGGTATACTGCCTGTGAGGTTCAAAAAATAGGGGCGAAAATGGCTTGTGATTGGAGGTATACCATTATAGAGGTATACTACCCCGAGGTCTATTGAGGTCTTTACAGCGTAAAAATCAGGCAAGGGGTAGTGTGATAGAGGTATAAAAATACGATGTTTAAAGGTATCATTTAATAAGTAAATTAAAATTTATGAAAAAATTAATTTTTATTCAACCACATTCGCCGTATGCCGAAGGGGATATTGTTGTCAGGGAAGAAAATGAAGCGAAAGAATTAATTGATTCAGGAACAGCAAAATATCTTGAAGAACCTGTTAAAAATAAAATGGTAGGTTCGCCAAAGGTTGCGAAAAGAATAAAAAAAAGAAAATAAATTTATGGCAAAAAAGAAAAAGCCGAAAGGCAAAAAAAAGAAACGATAATTTTTAACCATAAAAATTATGCCATTAGTCACACACGCACTAACAACATTAGCAAATGTTAAATTGATGCTTGGGATTACGGACTCTTCAAAAGATTCGCTTTTGGAATTATTGATAAATTCCTGCACCGATTGGATTGAATCTTATTGCGGGCGAAGATTCAAAGCACCTTCTTCGGCAGTTGTGGAATTGATTGATTGCGGATATCAGAGCATTTTGATTTTAAGGGATTATCCGATTACCACTTTTACTAAACTGGAAGAAAGGATTTCGCAGACCGATTTTGAAATCATTGATTCGGATGATTATTTGGTTGATACCGCAAACGGAAGAATAATTTTAAGTTTTGAAACGCAAGCGGGGGTAGGACAATACAGAGCAGAATACATTGGCGGATTTTCAACTATACCGAATGACTTATCTATGGCTTGCACGCAACTGGTTATAAACGAATATAACGACAGGGCGGGGGGCGGAGAAATTAGAAGCGAATCGCTTGGCGAATATTCTGTGACTTATACAGTTGGCGATACGGCAGGAACGGAAGCGGATAGATTTATTGACCAAACATTAAATAAATACAAAAGAGTAAAAGTATGAGTTTCGTAGGATTTTTAAATAAAACTGCTTCGGTTAAAAGGTTAACTCCGATGACAGACCCCGACAAATCAGATTATCAGACGGTCGGTTCGTTCGCTTGCAATTTACAGCAAAGCACGGCGGAAGAAGCGATTTTGGCGGGCGGGGCATTCGGCAAGGTTTTTAAAATGTATTGCCAGACGGGGCAGAATATATTAGAAAGCGACAGAGTGGCGATTGGCGGAATTGATTATTCAGTTAAGGGAATTAAGAAATTAGAAATGGGAACGATTCCGCATTTGGAAATATTTTTATTAGATAATTTATCCTGATATGCCAACGCCTATCGTAGTTGAAATAACAAATATAAAAGAATTCAGAGAGGCGTTTAAAAAAGCACCAGAATTAACAAAGAACGAAATAGGGAATGCCCTTGAAAAATCAGCGAGGCGGATTCAGGGAGACACGATAAAAGAAGCACCAGTTGATACTGGATATTTGCGGGCAAGCATTAGTTTTGATTTAAGACCGCTTGAAGCATCGGTATTTTCAATCGCCAAATATGCGCCGTTTGTCCACGAAGGAACACGCCCGCACTTTCCGCCTATTGACGCATTAAGGAATTGGGCAAGGAGAAAATTAGGGAATGAAGATTTGGCGTTTCCGATTGCGTTGAGCATCGCCAGAAAAGGAACAAAA